GGATCTCCAGGTATCGTAACTGTCGCTCTAAAATTATGTAACAAAGAGTGTTCCATACTTCTAAAAATATACTGCTCTGAGTTATTTGGAAAGTCATCTAAATCTAAATTAGCAGTTGTCGAAACTGAATACTTCTCGAAAGATTGGAACGTTGTGAGTAAAGAATCGCCTTTTCTATTCGTTAAGTTGTTGAGAGGATATCCCTTACCCAAAGCAGGGTAATTTTGTCTATTTGTAATATTTAAATCGTTTTCCGTATATCTACGACGAGTAACATTAAGGTTTTTCATTCTACCAGCAAATCCGCCAGTAGACATTGTTGTGAGCGTATCGTAGTTTTGATTAATAATAATTTCATTAATACTGCTTGCGCTGACTTCTGGGGTTGGCGCATCTAAAATTTTAGGCGTCAAAAAATATGTTTTATAGATTTCACCATTTAATATTGATTCGAGCGATTTAAAATTATATCCATCGCGATTTTCATAAAAGAAAAAAAACGAACCACTTTTATTTGTTGCACGAGAAGCGAAATATTGAATTGCTTGAAACGGATGCATATAAGGTATTACAACGTTTGTTTCACCGAAAGCAGACTCAAAATTAGATAATTTCAGTTTACGAACGTTCACATTCAAATCATTACGCAATATTGACAGTACAGACGCATCGGCAGGACCAGTAAATGCGCGACTAATTTTATATTGATTTGAAACGAATTGATCCTCTGTTATAAAATGCATAACAAATGCAGTTGAGTTTTTATTTTTTACGACTTTATTCGAAATTTTATAAACTCTAAAAAATTCTTCAATTGGTTCGCCTAAAGAAGGTTTATCTAAAATAATGTGTAGATATTCAGAACCATGAATGTCCATGGTGCTACTCATATCCTTTGAATCTGTAACAAAGATATGACCAGATAATGCACCACTATAAATGTCTTCAAAAATAGACAATTCACTAAATGAAGTGTATAGATTATAGATGGCACCTGTCGACGAGATCAACTCGAGCGCCTTTATCTCAAAATCGCCAAATCTTAAAATACCAGGACCGTCAGCCATATTATCTTAATAATTCCTTTAATTCATTTTCAATTTGTGACGCATACTCAGGGTTGAGTATGTTAATAATTCTTTTCTTTTCGTTTTCTAAAAACTCATAATCGTAGTTAGAGACAGCAATGTACGTTTCAGTTCCTGTTATAGTAGAACCGTCCGATAAAGCATATGTGTATGGAACGACTATTGGTGCGCTGTTAACTGTTGGTAAAGTTTCAAATCTATCGGATAATGAATTTGTCGAAAAATTGTAATTTTTATCTGTTACAGTAAACTTACGCTCATTAATTCGTCCATCGACGCTATTATATTCCTCAATTGTAACTTCATAATGATGCAGTTCAGTTTTAGCGTCTTCAATAGAACCATACTTTGAAATAATATAGTTTTCGAGTTCTTTGCTGTGCAAAACCCAATCATATTTCGGATCGATAATTGAGTTGGCGTATAAAATAATCCAATGCTTTTGCACATCACCATAAAAATTGTAGGCTACAATTTCTGGAGTTTCGCCTTCTTTAATTTCGTATTTGTAATACAATAATGAATTGTCAAGAACTTCTCGGAGAATCTTGACTCTTGACATTACATTCGTGACTAATGTGTAGTCAGCGTTTGCTGTATCAAACGAATAAAAAATTTGCGGGAAGTAAGTAAAATATGCCATCAGTATCCTTCTAGAATCTTATTCTTCGTAATGAGTTCAACTTCAGTAAAATCTAAACGCATACGAGTTTCAATTGGAACGCCATCAGCAAATGTTTGCCATTGACCGCCTGGAGCATAATCGACGTCGACGCGATTTAATACACATCTGCCAATTTTCGGTAAGAACTTATTCTGAATTGATTCATGACGAAGTTCAATCCCAAACTCAGACGGTGGAACGAAAAACATTGGCATGCTATTTCCACCTGGGAAAACTGAACCGTCGCCTATTGGTTTAGCAATAGGATTTGTTTCGGCAGCAGCGTGGAATTTGAATGTTTCAATAATCTCTCGAACACGCTCTGCTTCTTTTTGACTCTTTGGTTGAAACATAAATTCAAATTGAAAATTTCGAAATTGAGTTCCACGGTAGATAATTTCAAGCATTGGGTTTTGAGCATAACCCATATTAAAGAGGCTCAAGTCTGCAAAATTGCTACCAACCAAAGGTCCGCCTAAAATAGGAACTTGACTCGTCGAACCGAGCTGTCCCGCAACTAATGCACTATATGGATTTGCTGCGCCTGGTAATGACTTAATAGCCTCTAAAAATTTTGCAGGATCATTAGCAATACTCGATAAGTCAGGCACTCCACCCGTTGATGAATATGCACCAGCCAACATACCGAGCATACCGCCAGCTTCCTTCACACTAATTTGATCATAATCGTGACCATAAGTCGTAAAGAAATTAGCAGGCATATACATAGAAATCATTTTAGTGATTTTTTGTGCTGTTCTTTCCAACTTCAATCCAGTAACTTTTGTTTGTTCCTGAATAAAATCTGCTCCAAATGCACCTCTAATGCTTGCTTGGGTTTTAGAGTTCGTAAATACAGAAGCAATTGCACCACTTGCAGCACCAGCAGCAGTGGCGGCAACTTTAGCGAATGTTCCAAGAATTCCCCCACCACGGATAAGATTTCCTGCGGCTGCGCCACCAAGAGCCGCATCTTTGGCTACCTGAAATGCGCCTTGAACACTGAATCCAGTTTTAACTAAACCTGTTACATCCCCAAAAGATCCAATTCCATCATAATTACTCAATCCACTCGTACCACCAGCTACTTTCGCGATGGTTTTTTCGAAAGAACTTTGTGAAGGTAAATAAATAGTAAAATCGATAGCATGAGGATAGTTTTCCTCCAGATCCAATGGATACGCTACTCGTATGTTTTGTCCATCATTTCGCAATTTATTGCGATCTGCAACCTGAGAGTTGGACGTAGTTATTTCTGCCATTTGAGTTCTACTATTAAGAATGAAGTATTTTCAAGGATATTTTAAACCTAAAAATCCTAGCAAATATTTAGGTGACTCGCAAAACATAATTTACAGGTCTAGTTACGAGTACCGTGTAATGACCTACTTCGACACCAACCCCAATATCCTTAAATGGGGTAGCGAAGAGTTTCATATTCCATATTTTTCTCCAGTAGATCAATCATGGCATCGGTATTTTCCCGATTTCATCATCAAAGCGAAGGGTAAAGACGGGAACACAAAAACCATTGTGATTGAGGTGAAACCTTCAAGTCAAACCGTTCCCCCTAAAGTTGGACAAAAGCCAACTAGACGATACATTAATGAAATAGTGACTTGGGGTATCAATGAAGCAAAATGGAAAGCCGCAAAGGAATACTGTTTAGATCGCGGATGGGGCTTTCAAATTATCACAGAAAAGGATCTAAACATTAAATAAATATTTAAATGGCTAATGTACTAGATAGACTCAGCTCTCAGATGAATCAGGCTGGCGTTGCTCAACGCACGGCAAAAGCACGCACATGGCTAAAAAACAAAATATCGGAATTGCGATCAGTTCGTCGTAATACGATCATTCAAGATAAAAGTAGAGCCGCGACGGGATTCTATCCAGGTCGCATGTACTTCTACTTTTACGACCCAAAAATGAAGAAAACGTTACCTTATTATGACAGGTTTCCATTAGTGATTCCTGTCGAAAAATATAAAGATGGGTTTCTTGGTTTAAATCTACATTATTTGCCAGTAAAGTATCGTTTGATATTGTTAGATAAATTATACGACACTTTAAATAATGAACGTTATGATGATACGACTAAAATGCAACTATCCTACGATTTACTCGCAGGTGCTGCTCGTTATGAAGAATTTAAACCTTGCTTAAAACGCTATCTGACTTCACACATAGCATCAGGTTTAATTGAGATTGAACCGTCCAATTGGGAAATAGCACTGTTCCTACCTGTTGAAATGTTTGTCGGTGCCACGAAAGAACAAGTTCACCGCGAATCGCTGGAGATGATCTAAATGGCATTCACAATACCAGGTTTTGAACCGAAACAGCCCCCACAACAAACGACACCTCCTGCGCAACAGGTTCCACCACCACCAGCTGATAACAGTCGCGCGTCTTTAGGTTTAGATAGCAGCGTTGTTCGCAATATCTTTTCGATCGACAATTTCAGATCTAAAATCAATTCTTTCGGTGGATTGCAAAAGACGAATCGTTTTTATGTTGAAATTTTCAGTCCACGTTGGACTAACGATGTGATGGATCGTATGAAGTTTCTTTGCGAAGCCGCAGAGTTACCAGGTAAAACTATTTTAACAAATGATGCTAAAATCTACGGACCTGCTTATAAAGTTGCAACAGGAACTGTCTTTAATGAAATCACATTAACGTTTCTTTGCACAAACGATATGAGAGAAAAAACTCAGTTCGAACTTTGGATGAATTGCGTTCAAGATCCAAAAACCTTCAATATGCAGTATCGCGATTCTTATGTCGGAACTGTTTCCGTAATTGCATTAAGCGAAACGCCAGAAATTCAAGACCCTAAAGCGGCTGCGGCGGCTCAGGCAAACAATCCAATGTCGCTAATTGATAAGATACCATCAAACGTTATTGATTTGACGGTTGATGCATTTAGAGCAATTAAGCGCAGAGTTGATGGTGGGGTATCGGAAAATCCTGCTGCGCAAAGTAGCCCTGAAGTCCCAACTCCGAAAGTATATTGGGTCAAGTTGATTGATGCGTTTCCAGTAGCAATTGCTCCTGTACCATTAAGTTGGTCCGACGATGGATTCATGAGAATCCAAGTTACCTTTGCATATCATCGTTGGGAAAGTATCTCAGAGACGATTGCTAAAATGGAAGAAGTGGTGGTACAAGGTAGTCGATTGTCCAACCCAATTAAGTTGGCGCAGAAACTCTCGGCTCTTGTAAACAGCGCAAACAAAGAGAATTTAAAGAACATGGCAATTGGTCGTTTAGAAAATACAATATTGAATTCGTTCAACGACACTGACGGAACATTGAGACAAATTTCAACTAGCGGAGAAAAATCAATAAACAATGCATTGAATAATGTTTCTGAAAAAGTTGGATTTAAGTTGAATAAAATATCATTTAATTCTGGTAGAAGATAACAAGTGGAGTAATTATGTTACCTAAAATTGATCATCCAATTCATGAAATTGAGTTGAGTTCTATAAAGAAGGTTGTTAAGTTTAGACCGTTTCTTGTTAAAGAAGAAAAAATTCTTTTAATGGCTTTAGAAGCCAATGATGAAACGTCAATGATTAACGCCATTCGCCAAATCATTCAAAACTGCGTTATTGAACCGAAGAACTTTAGCGTTGATGATTTGGCAATCTACGATTTAGAATACTTCTTTATAAAACTTCGTGCCCATTCAATGGGAGAAATTATTGAAACCAAGTATACCTGCCAGCAAGTGATTCCTGATAGTGGAGAAAAGTGCGGCAATCTTATGGATGTGAAGGTAAATCTCTTTGACGTAAAATTAAAGAATATGGATTGCAACCCAATTATCAAGTTTACTGATAAGATTGGTGTTAAGATGAAGCATCCGAATATTAATTCTTTACAACAAATGTCTGAGATTAATTTCTCAGAGAGCGTCAAGAATGTAATCGATTTCATTTACGAGTGTGTTGATTCTGCTTTTGATGAGAATCAGACATATGCGAAGGATGAAATTAGCCGAGAAGAGTTTACTGAGTTTGTTGAAAATATGACAAAGAACGATTTCGATAAGTTTGAGGCATACTTCACTTCATTGCCGAAGTTGTCTCATGTAATTGAGAAAGGTTGTTCAAGATGTGGATTTGAGCATAAAACTC